TGCCTCGATTTGGCTCGAAAGGCCTATAAATTATTCTGAGCATCTTCATTCATCCGCTTCGATCACATGAGGAATTCCATTAAGGCATCAAAAAAAGGTGTCACCTGATCACCAGAAAAGACAAAAAAGGCTCATTTCTGGCCTCCCCCGACCTAAGTTGTTGATATTCAACATGAAAATAAATGCGCTTTTGCGCATTTTTTTTGTGTACATTTACCCAGAACTTGGTATTATTATATCAGAATGAAACAAGTAAATAAGACGAAGAAGATCACCAAGCCCACGGGCCTCACGATTGCGGCCGCCATTGCGGACCTCGAATATCTGGCTGCCCGGTACGGCATTGACACCAAACTCGTGACTGACGTCACCTACGCCGACGGCCGCAACGGCACGGTCGCGCCCGGCCTGGCCACTAAAACTGTCATCCGCGTCGTCCGCGACGAGAAGGACGAAGTCGCTGGCATCTACTTTGCTCTGGCCGGTAACAACTACTAATCCATTATGAGCACACCAATCATCGAGAAAGGCTCGATCGTCTTGTACGATGGCGGCCACTATCAAGTCACATTTCGAACCGACACGACGGTCAATCTCGGTCACGTCTGGGATCGCAGTAAGATCCGTCACAAGAAGGTGCCGATCGAGCTCGTCAAAGAAGACGGCAAGGCGTTCTATAAGAACTGGGAAGAATCAGAATCGTATCAGTGCATGTAATTTTATGAAAACAAAAAACACAATGAAGAAAAAGATGGGCAGACCGGTCAAAAAGAAGGTCGTCGAGCAGGCCGATATCACGGTGCCTGTAATGTATGCCTCGCAATATGAGGTTGATGAGATGGTCTCTGAAATGGTTCGCTACAACTGCGACTCACGGATCAATCGCGCAGAAGATTACTATTGAGAATATGAAACCCGCAAAGTCCAAAAAGAAGAAGTCAGCGAGGCAGCTCGCGGCCGAATCGATTCGGAAGCCTGTGCCGCCTCCGGGTCACGCACATCCGACCGACAAGGACTACGTGCGGAAACCGAAACACAAAAAAGACTTAATTGAAGAATCAGATTTATGAAAACAAAAAACACTAAGAAAACTAACAAACCGAAATACACCCGCGCTGCGCTGATCAAGAGGCTCGGCCAACTGCCCACTCCGATCATCACCTTTCGTAAGGTCGACGGATCCAAACGTGTGATGAACTGCACGCTGTGGCAGGACATGATCCCCAAAGATCTGCTGCCGACCGGCAAGAAGGCATCCAAGCCTTCAACCACGTCAATCGCTGCGTTCGATATCGCCAATCGTGGATGGCGTGCTTTCCGCATCGCCTCGGTGATCTCTGTAAAATAAAGGTGTACAAACCCACTCGGGCAGTATAGAATATATTATGAGTTATGAAAAATTGAATGGTGGTCCGTTTCGAAACGGGCGAGTCGTTGCAGGTGATGCTCACTTCACCGGTGAGGAACCGATCTGGACAGACGCTGCGTCATGGGACAAAGACAAGTTCCTAGATATGCGAGGACGCGCCATGCGATTCTATAATTACTACTTGGCCCCGGCAGAGATCAAGCCAAGTCTGCTCGAGTGGATGGTACGGAATGAATATACTGAGAAGCAGATCTCAGCCATCTCCGGTGCGCCCACGTTTGTCCCAGACATGACGGTGTGCAAGCTCGCACGCTGCATCCTTCGCGGAATGCCAGCCGTTAATGCGGTGGCCGGAACTAATGACGAGGAATTCATTCGGACGCGTCTGAGTGATGCCTTGAGTGAGATCGGCCGTGGCACATATTCATCCAAGACTGTTAAAGACAAAGATAAGCCCGTGGCAAATCCCACGGCTCGTCTGAAACAGAAGGTGATGAATACGGTGGTCGGAGATCTGGATCAAATGCTAGACAAATGGATTGAGGCTCGCGATCGAGTCGTTGAACCGCTGAGTCTGTATTCTGTCCTAGATTCATATGACACCGCTCCGCAAGGATGTGCACATGTCACAGAGTGGCTTAATCGTCAGCTCGGTGAAATGAAAGAGGCAGCCGAGGGCAAAGATGAACAATTGACGGAAGCATATTCGCATCTGTCCAAGAAAGCCCTGAAGTCTCGAATCGAAGGACTCGAGAAAATGAAGACCGACATTGTCACTTACGTGGCAGGCAAGAAAGCACTTCGCAAGCCGCGGACCAAGAAGACCAAACCGGCCGAGAAGCAAGTATCGAAGATCAAGTTCCTGGCATCGTCGCAGGAATATTCGATCTCATCCGTATCACCCCTACTAATCCCTGGAGCCAATCGATTGATTGTGTTCAATGTGAAATACAAGACATTGGCATATTACATCGCATCGGGTCCGACTGGATTATCAGTCAAGGGCACATCAATCAAGGGCTTTGACGAGTCCGCAAGTTTCGTGCAGGGTCTGAGAAAGCCTCAGGTTGTACTGCCGATCGTGTTAGGAAAAACTGTGCTGCAAATGGAAAAAGCACTCAACCAATTAACAACCAAGAGACGGAAGGCAAATGGCCGAGTCAATGAAGACACGGTCCTGCTTCGAGTCATAGACACAAAATGAAGATAGAAAAATTAGGATTACCAATTATTGCATTCTGCAATCTAACCTGCTACATGCTCGATACGGCAAGTCCGTTCGGTGTACTCAACCTCTTCGTATCCGGTTTCATCACCGGTATCTGGATCATCACTCGTGAGATTCCTGAGAAAAGCCTTACCAAATGAAAAAGAAAACAGCCACCAAGAAACCGGCAATCGTGCCGATTCTGACCAAACATTCGCTAGCAGAGAAGGTCGAGCATCTCGTCCATCGCGACCATATTAAATACTCTGAGGCAATCGTTCAGATCTGTGACGACCTCCAGATTGATCCGGCCGACGTGGCCAAACTGGTTACTGGTCCACTTCACGCGAAAGTGGAAGCAGAAGCAATTCGATATCGCGTGATCCCTCGCAAACACAACACCGCAACCCTAGATTAAATATGAGCACACAAGCTGAAATGACAGAAGAAGACAAGAAGATCGTGGCATCGTTCATTGACGAGTATGCCAATACGGGCAAGAAGCCCACGCCCGAAGTTCTGGCGCAGGCCGAAGAGCTGATCAAGAAGTACAACGTCAAGATCAATCGCAATCCGCGTCCGATCAAGAGCCGCTTTGCGCGCCGCATCCATAACTCTGGCAACGGTCCCTATGTTCGCACGGAACCTAAAGCGGACAGTAAGGGCACACGCAATAAGCTGCAGGCCAAACTGCGCAAGGAAGCGAATAAGGCTCGTCACTGATGAGCGATGCTCGTATCAATCCTGTAGATGCATGGCGGATATTCTCCGCTGTGCGTCTGCACTTTGATGGGAACTACGACGCCCATCGCTACAACTTTCGAATGCCGAATCTCAAACCCTCGGCATTTGAAGGTCGTCGCGACCGTTATTTCTTTGAGAAGGCGGCTCGTAACTATCCTACGCAGGACGACTACGTCTGGTTCTGCGTGTCGAACATATTGTATGGGCATAAGTGGATCGGCGAGATGAATCAGACTGCCTATGACGAGCTCAAGACGTGGCACGAGAGCATGGCATATAAGTTTACCGAAGAACTTAAGTTGATACTTGATCGATTCGGCAACTTTGACGACATGATAGAAGCAAATGTCAAACTCGATGGGACTCGTCCTCCGCCCATACTTGTTGCCTACTCGAATCTCGAGGTCAGCATTCACACGATTACAATACTCGAGTGCCTGACTGGATTCCTCAAAAAGGAAATGGTCAGCGTCTCAGATCCGATGGGCATCTGGAATACGCATGCAACTCGTATCATGAAATATGCTCCGTTCCTCAAAGCAAAGCTAGATGCAAACAAATACAAAAATATCGTAATTTCGTTATTTACAAAATGAACCAATCATGGTACATTATACATACTTTGGTGACTGAGTGGTCACCGATACAACAACATACACTGTAATACACAACACACATAAAAATACATGTCATTCGAAATGTTAAAACAAAATCGGGCAGCATCAATTGCAAAGTTGACGGCTGCGGCAGAGAAACTCAATGGCGGAACTAAGTCCTACACGGACGATCGGTTCTGGTCTCCGACAGTCGATAAAGCTGGAAATGGTTATGCGGTCATTCGCTTCCTTCCTGCTCCGGCCGGTGAAGATCTTCCGTACACTCGGTACTGGGATCATGGCTTCAAAGGTTCGACGGGTCGGTGGTACATTGAAAACTCGCTCACGACGATCGGCCAACCCGATCCAGTCTCTGAGCTCAACACTAAACTCTGGAACTCCGGTCGCGAGGAAGACAAGGACATTGTGCGTCAGCGTAAACGCCGTTTGCATTATGTCTCGAACATCCTGGTCGTCTCGGATCCTTCTAACCCTT